CCGTGACCCCTGTAGTGAGCGGCAGGCCCGTCACGTTGGTCATCGTCCCAGAAGCGGGGGTGCCCAGTGCAGGGGTAGTGAGCGTCGGGCTACTAATAGTGGGGCTGGTAGCCAGCACAACCGAGCCGGAACCCGTGGAAGTCGTAGTGCCCGTGCCGCCGGAAGCAACAGGAAGTGCCGAGGCCAGCGTCAGGGAACTCAGGTGGGTCGTGGCATCAACGACGTTTGTACCATCGCAGTACAGCCACATGACTTTGCCGTTGGGCACCGATATGCCAGTTCCTGCGGACGTTTTCAGCGTGACCGCGTAGCCACCGCTCACCCCGTTCTTGATGATGTAGATTTTCCTAGCCGTGGGGCAAATGACCTCTGCAGCCGCGCCGGGGGAGCCGGAGCATTGGAGAATTGCACACCGGGACTCAGAGGTTGTGCCGTCAGCGGTAGTCAGCGTGTGGCTTGCAAGGGTCCACGTATTGATCGTAGCGATGCCGGTGATGGCTTCCTCGATCATCGAGGTAATGTTGTTGTTTACAACGTCGCCCCACGTACCGGACAACTCGCCCGTAACCGGCAGTGCCAGCTTGAGCACGGAAGTGTATGCAGTGGTCATGTTGGTATCTCAGTCCAATTGCCGTCTGGCGTGGTTGAAGTTGTAGCCCAGCCGGGAGTCTGCGAGGTGCCGGTCACCGTCCAACTCAGAGTCTGATCTGTGTTGATGTTACCCCACGCAGGCGATTGTGTGGTACCTATTCCCGCCCAATCCGGCGTCTGATCCGTAGGCACCAGCCCCCAGACCAAAACCTGCCCAATCTGCCCATACCCGACAACGCCCGTGACTAGGACGGTGACGTTAAATCTGATTGTGACGCTGCCGATCTGCCCGGTGGCTGAAACGCCTGTCAGCGGGACATAAATCCCGATGCCGATAGAGACGTTGCCGATTTGACCGGTGGCAGACACGCCTGTCGCTGAGACGTTCGCATCGCCAGTAACCGTTACGGAGCCAACAAACCCGGTAGCAGAAACCCCGGTGACGGAAACCGTCTTTGGCAGCGAAACCGTGACGCTGCCGATCTGCCCAGTGGCTGAGACGCCCGTGACAGGAACGACGTTCTGGATCTTGACGGCTACGGTGCCAATCTGACCGGTGGCTGAGACGCCAGTTACGAGGACGTTTGTGTCCCCCGTGACCGTTACGGACCCAATAAACCCGGTAGCCGAGACTCCGGTGGGGTAGACGTTGGCGTCCCCCGTGACCGTTACGGTGCCGACCGCGCCTGTAGCAGATACGCCCGTTACGGGTACGTTTGCTTTACCAGATACGGTTACTGTGCCGACCTGACCGGTGGCGGATACGCCCGTTGCGAGGACGTTGACAACGATTGCTACCGAGACTGTGCCGACCGCGCCCGTACCGGAGACACCGGTAACGAGTACCGTAACGTCTACTACAGGGTGGTCAAAGATACCGGTGTCGAAAATCCCGGTATCAAATATCCCGGCCATGGCTTACCCCGGCCAAGCAAGCACGGGAAGTGCGGATTCAATATCAGCGAAACCAGAAGGCATGGGGCGCGTACCCGCCTGTACCTCGGCAAGGATCGCGTAGAGCCTGCTCCAAGTGGCATCGCGTGCATCGACGCAGTACTGCCCTTCAAGCTTGAACTTTGCCACGCTGCTGTTGGCGTAGGTGCAGGCAGACAGCATGCTGTCGTACTCACGGGTGCGCGCGAAGGTGTCCAACCGGTTCTGCACTTCCACCACGATTTCCGCTTTGAGCGCGTTTGTCTGCTGCTCCAGAGTCGGAGGAGGCGGGAACTCCGCGTGGGGCAGACCAATGCCGTTATGGATGATCCACGCGCCCTGCGCCTGCGCTTCGAAAAGCTGCCGCCAATCCTCTTCCGAAATGTCGATACAGTCAGACGGAAGATCGGCACGCCAGTCTTCGTAAAAACCTCCTACGCTAGGCGAGTATTTCATAGTCTTAAGCCGCGCCCACAACAGTCCAACGAATAGCCGCACTACCAACAGCCGCACCCGTACTCCGGGACTGCACTTGCAAGGTCATGCTGGTCGTAGAGAAAGCCGTCACCACTACATAGTTGCCCGTTGTACTGATCCCCGACGCACCGGTAGTAGATGTTGCTGAAAACGTCACAGGGAACGTAACCGTCAAGTCCCCACTAGCGTTCGCCGTGCCTGCGCCACCGTAACACTTATAACCATTTACAGAAGCTACATCGCCTGACGGGATGACGTAATCCGTACCTGCGGTTGCCGCCGTGAATGCAGAAGTTCCGTTGCCTTTAAGGACGCCCGTTAGGGTCGTGGCCCCCGTGCCGCCGCTACCAACCGCCAAGGTGCCGCTAACGTGCGTAGTGAGACCGATCTTGCCCCAAGACGGCGCGGTGCCGGTGCCACCCGAAATGAGCGCGTTGCCGGTAGCTACTCCCGCTAGCTTGGAAAGTGCGGTGGTGCCGCTTGCATACAGAATGTCGCCGGTCGTGTAGCTCGTCTGCCCCGTGCCACCTTGTGCGGCAGTGACCGCAGTGCCTGTCGTAAGCACCGTGCCCGACACATCAGGCAGCGTTAGCGTGCGGTCTGCGGTCAGCGTAGTTGGTGTGAGAATGACTTCCCAACCAGAAGTGCCCCCGGCACGACCGATAAGAGCCACGCCGTCTTGGTTAGCCGCCGCCCTACTGACGATTCCTGATGCACTGGTAGAGGTGATGGACGTAAACGCGCCGGTATTGGCGGTCGTGGCCCCAACGGTGCCGTTGATGTTGATACTAGCAGTGCCGGTCAGGTTAGTGACCGTGCCAGAAGACGGCGTACCCAGCGCACCGCCCGGTGCAACGTAGTCCGTACCCGCAGTGGCTGCCGTAAATGCGCTGGTGCCGTTGCCTTTGAGAACGCCCGTGAGGGTGGTAGCTCCAGTACCGCCTTGGGCAACAGTGACCGCCGCTGCGGTTGTCAGCACCGTGCCGGTAGAAGCCGGGAACGTAACCGTGTAATTGGTCGCGCTGGCGTTGGCCGAGGCAAAAGTCGTGGTGCCGGTGCTCGACCCTTTGAGCGTGATGCCGCTGGCCGCGAAGTTCTGGGTCGCGGTGAAAGTAGTAGCGGTACCCGGAGCGACGTAATCGGTACCTGCAGTTGCAGCCGTAAATGCACTGGTGCCGTTACCCTTCAGGACGCCGGTGAGGGTGGTAGCTCCAGTACCGCCTTGGGCAACGGTAACCGTCGCTGCGGTTGTCAGTACTGTGCCTGTAGAAGCTGGAAAAGTTACGGTGTAGCTGGTCGCGCTGGCGTTGGCTGACGAAAATGTCGTGATACCAGTGCTTGACCCTTTTAATGTAATCCCGCTAGCCGCAAAGTTCTGTGTAGCGGTAAAGGTTGTGGCGGTACCCGGAGCGACGTAATCAGTGCCAGCCGTAGCAGCGGTGAACGCGGAGGTGCCGTTGCCTTTCAGGACGCCGGTAAGAGTTGTCGCACCCGTGCCACCGTTGGCAACCGGCAAAGTGCCGGTAACGCCCGTACTCAGGCTGACGTTGGTAATGGTGTTGTTGCTACCGTTGATCGTCTTGTTCGTCAGCGTTTGGCTATCGGTCGTCCCTACAATGTCCCCGGTAGGAAACGCTTTGGAGACGGCCAGCGCCCCCGCAGTCAGCGTCAAGCCCGTGCTAGCCGTAATCTCCTCAACCGCCCCCGTACCCGCAGTAGTTCTGCCCAGCAAGCGGGCAGTCGCCATCTCCAGCGTATGAGTCTCATTCCACTGCGTTTTGCCGATCTGCGCGTTACCGGCGTCAGTGCCGGTCGCAACAGTGGTGTGAGTAAGCGAGACGGCCATTATCAGGCGATACGAATCAGCGCGTTGGAGGCGTCAGCCGTGGGCATCTGAACGACGAAGTCACCAGCAGTCGCCGTTTTGTCCGCGCCAAAGTCCAGCACGGCAATCGCTTTGTTCGACTTGCTGGCGTTGTAGATCAACGCGCCACGCGCCGTGAACGAAGCGTTCGACCAAGTGGTGTCAGCGAAGTCTACATACGCCGTAGTGCCCGACGAAGTAATGACCGGACTGGTCAGCGTGTTGCCGCCAGCGGTGTAGTTGGTCCCGGAACTAGAGACCTCGTTACTCGTCGTGTACGCAGTGGTCGCGGCGTCAAGCGAAGCCGAAGACGTGTAGAGCGCCATCTTGATGGTATCGGTGTCGAGATCCTGCACCCCGCCGAAGAGATCGACCTTGAACGACGTGCACATTGCTTGGGTGATAGCCACTTTTTACTCCTAGAGTTCCACTCGGAACTGTCCGTTTCGATACGAATCCCGGCGCTCCAGACCGTCGCCAAGGCGGATAGCCAGTTGCAGGGCTTCTTTGAACTTGCCGTCGTACAACTGCATCATGTCCTGCTCACCCTTCATGAAGGTGTACGCCTCAACCAGAGAGCCGTAGAGCAGCACGGGATCGAAGTTGTCGCCAAGCCAAGAGGTACCCGCAGTGACAATCGACTCCGGGTAGAAGAAGTAGTGCAACTCCATCGAGTACGCAGCATCCGGCGTTGGAGCCAGAATGAACGTCAACTCGTCCCCATTGGACGACTGCGGACCGAAGATCGAGTAGTACCGTGGCGTGCCGGTGTCCGTCGGGCTGGGGTACGCCTGCCGCATGAAGTTCACGTCCTTGTTCAGCAGATACGTGTACTCCCCGGTCACAGGAGCGATCACCGCCAGCGAGAACGACGCCAAGAAGTCGTTGGGGCAGGACAGGTACTTGTTGTTCGCCGTCGTTGTACCGGTGACGTTCTTCTTGAGCGCAGGAAACTGCACCGAGTTGTAGATGCGGTCCTCGGCCTGCTTGACGAAGACGGGGATGTTCGCTACGAAATCAGTCTCGTAGTTCTGAACATACGCCTCAATAGCGGCTACAAGCTCGTTGTACGTCATGATTTACGCCATCGGGCCGCGCGCCATGGTGCCTTTGGTAGCCGCGCCAGTGCCGCGAATCTTGATGCCGGAGGTCTTGGTCTCGCCCATCGGACGACGCGAAATGCTGCCAACCGACATGTTTACGTCATTGGCCGTCAGGCGCTCGACGATGTCGGGGTTCTTCACCGCCTTGGGTTTCTTGTACTGCATGTCAGCCTCGCTTTTGAGCGGCGACTTTCGCCAGATTACGGCCAAGCTTCTTCATGTCAGCGTTGGTTTTGCCGACCGGGCCTTCGCTCGGTTTGCCGCCCTTCTGGATCGGCACCGTGGTGTCTTTACTAGCCATTTGAACCTCCGATTAGGTCACGACTGTGACTGTACCAACAAGACCGGACGCAGCCAATGGATTTGGCGTACCGCCGTCCACAATGTTATTCCCGCCGCCCACCGGGTTCCAGCCCCAGTAGATGTTGCGACTGCCTTCACCAAGCGACCCGGTAGCGGTGAGCCCTGACTGGTAGTAGCTCGTGTCGGGGCGGGGTTCACGCACTGCCTGCGGGTCGTTCACCGGGTACATACCCAGTTGCAACTGCGGATGATCAGGATCCCAGCACTCCGGACAGGTCTTGATGTTGACCTGCTTGGTCTTGATCGTGAGCTTCTTCAGTTGCTTGAGCTTGAAGCGCTGACCACATCGGTCGCACTCCGCAATACTGTTTTTGCCCGACGAGAACTTATTAGGCATTATCAGTACCTGATAATTCGCGGCACCAGCCTAACCGGCGCTTTTTCACGGTCCTCGTCCGCAGCCAACTGATACTGCTGCTCATAGTCCATCTTGAGCATGTTGATCCGATCCGGGCTGACATCAGGCAGCTTCATGGACAGGTAGTACGCAAGCCCCGCCACCATGCAGTTCAGGAAGCGGAAGGGGATGTCCTGCGTCTTCACGCCCGTGCCCGAGTCCTGAATCCTGCGCAGCCGCCAATACACGAAGGTGTAGAACGAAGACTGATCCGGAGCAGGCCAGACGTTGATCTGCGGGTAAGCCACGCCAGAGGTCGGGTAGGTTGCGCCCGATTGCCGGTTGATCCAGACCTGAATGGGCCTGCCGGTGGCGTTCTTGTTGGGGATCGTGGAGTACGTCGGCTCCGAGATCCGATTGATGTTGATGTCGGTCTGGTTCTGCCCGCTGCCGGTACGAACCACATGGTCGAGCAGGTCAATGGTGTCTACAGGCAGGTTGTACGTAATGGTGCCCTGCACCAGCGGGATGGAACCCTGCTCGACAGTCCACAGGTTGATACCCCGATTCGCCCACTCGATGGTCAGCAGGTTGAGCGAACGCCGAGCCGTCTTGAAGTCGTAGCCACTGCGCAGTTCCTTCCCGCAGCGCTCAAACGACTCCTCGATAAGCTCAGCAATATCGAGATTGAATGTGGAGGTACCGGTGGTGGTCATTACCGTCCACCAAAGCCGCCGAAGCCGCTCGGAGCGCCCATCGCAAAGGCAGGCATGTTGCCACCGTTAGCGCGGTTGATTGCCGACATGGTTGATGCTGAAGGCTGCGGTTGCGTCGGTGGCGTGCTTGCCATAGAAGCGGGGATCCTTCCTTCAGACGCCGCCACGCCAAGCGCCAAACTGTTAGGCGACATCGAGTAGACCGCGTTGGGGTTGAAGGTCGTGCCAGAGTTATTAGCCGCAGGATTTGCAGTGGTGTTTTGTTGCCCCGGCAAGAGGTTTCTAGCGTAGGCGTCCGCACGGTTTAGCAAACCGTACGGGGTTTCAACCATATCGGCGGCGAAAATCATACCTTCCGTCGGGTTAACAGTTGGCGGAAGGCCTTTGGACGGATCAGGCGCAGCAGCCGGAAGCGAAGAGTAAGTAGGCTGAGGACCTCCTTGGGTCTGCCCGTATTGCTGCACGGCCTGCGAGTACTTCGCCATAAGCCCCGGATTTTGCGCTTCGAACTGTTGTCCAGCGGTCAATTGCTGGTTTTGGTAAGTTCTGCTCAGTTCAGCAAGATCACCGGGAGCCGCCGAAGCGTACTGATTCCTAAACGCTTGCTCTGCGTTGTACTGTTGCTGACGGTACGCATCCAACGGCGCAAATTGATCCGGCAGATTGCCGCCCAAATACGAAGCTGTGGACCGGTACTGTTCAGCGGGGCTGTTTTTAATCGAGTTCTGCAAGTCTAGGTAAGGCGCTTGCAACTGTTGTTGTTGTGCCAACCGCGCCTGCTGCGACGACGTAAGCTGCGGAGGCGGCGAAGAGTACTGCGTTGGAGCCGCGTTTTGACCAGCAGCTTGTAGAATTTGCCCGAACTCTTGTGGTTGCCCCATAGGCCGCAGTCCCGCCATTTGTTGGCTTGGCATCGCCTTGTTTTGCTGCGCCATGATCGCGGCGTTACCCACGTCGTAGCCAGCCCGCGCGGGGTTCACGCCTTGGAACGCACTGGCAATACCGTTAGCGCCGGTAGGCGGAGGCATAGACCGAGATTGAAACGGCATGGAAGACGCGCGCCCAGAAAGCCTAGACTGCAGCGAATTTGCATTACTCGCGCCGCCACCCAAAAAAGACGGACCAGCGCCGGGACGACCAAAGTTGGGGGGCATAGCCATTTCTATTTCCTCTTGATGCGGTTACCGATACCGCGCAGTCTTTGTTGCCACTTTGGGTGGCTGTTTAACAAACTGTTTTCCCGCTGCCTTGCCCGCACGTTTGGCACGAGTTGTTGCAGCGTACTCCGCAGGGCTAAGGGCTTTGATCGCGGCTTCGGGCAGATACCGCTCACCCGTGTCCGACGACCGCTTACCGCTCTTGGTTCTCCACTTCTGAGCGGTCCAATCCTTTAGCGACTGCTGCGGAGCTTTCACTTGTACCCACCACCCTTTGCCTTGTACTGCTTGGCAAGCAACTGCGCCTTGCGGGCTGACCACTGCCCTGCTGCGGTACCTTGAACAGCGCGAGACTTGATGGACTCAAAGAGCGATTTGCGCATACCCGGCTTGGTGTAGACACCGGCCTCATTCACGCGGGATTTTACCTCACCACCTTCAGCGTACTCCGTGAAGTCGGTGTTGTCCCGGCGCTTCTTGCGCACGCCTTGAGGCATCTTGCTGGGCATGATTGCCCCCATCCCGCGACTCGGACGCATCAGTACATCCTGCCTTTCGTTTTGCCACGCTGAGCGATGCCGTCACCGCGCCTAGAAGCGGAAGACGTGGAAGACACCGAGCCGCCCTTGGCGTACTTTTTGACCTTACCACCCCTGCGGTAACCGTCTTCCGTGTCGTCCAGCGTATCGCTACCACGCACAGCCGCCATAGCCCGACGCCGCGTGTCGTCACCGACATTATAGTTGCGGCTCTCTTCAAGACGAGATCCCGGAGACTCCGAATCTTCAGACCTAGCTCGACGTGGCTTGGACGGGCGTTTGGTTTCAGCCTCGTTTTCGAATTGATCAAGCTCACCAGCTTCAATACGACGCTGGGCTTCCGGCGTAAGTTTGACCCCAGACTTGCCATAAATGCGGTCAATAATTGGGCCGACCGTCTTGTCCACGATGGCTTTGCCGGTGCCGGGAGCCGCACGCTCGATGCCCTTGCCGATCTCTTCGCCAGCGGTCAACGCAGCGCCAGCATAGCCCGCACGGCCCAACGTCCTAGAGGTAGCCGCACCAGCATTGTCTTGCTGCGCCCGACGTGCCTGCGGAGTAGACCCAGAAGCATCCAAACCGCGCTTAATCCTATCAATATCGGCGCGCAGCGAACGTGCCGCATTTTCTTTAGGATGCGGCAGAAGGCTTTTGGCACTGGTCTGCTCAGGCGACCGGTACGTGTAGCCCTCTTTCTTGGGCTTGTTCAGTTTAGGCTCAAGGGTGTACTCGGACATGATCAGATCATCCTGCCTTTGGTTTTGCCTCGTTGAGCACAGCCGTCAGCGGAACTGACGTAGCCGCCTTTGGCGTACTTGCTGACCTTGCCACCTTTTTTGTAGCCAGCGTCGTTATAGGCTTCGCCTTCCCGAGCAGACATAGGAACCGACTCACGCATAGCCTTGGCACGTCGCATGTCGTCCCGAGCAGCTTTAGCCGCCGTCGTAGAGATTCGAGACAGCATGTCCTTCTCGCCCTCGATGCCCTGCTGCATCATGCGACG